TCGGCACGTTTGAAGGCGACATGCTCGTCTCGATGACCTTCTCCGGCGACAAGACCAACGAGCTGCAGGCCGACATCCGTTGCGCCATGACCGGCGCTCTCACCTTCGTGCCGGCTGCCTAAGCGGAGAGTTCCATGTTGCCTGCCAATCCATTGCGCGGCGAGGCGGAGGTTCGCATCGGTTCGATCGACTTCCGCATCGCCGTCACTTTCTCCGGGCTTGCTCGTCTCTCCGACGCGATTGGCGCCCGCACCCTCGACGAGCTCTATGGCCGCCTTCTCGGTTTCGAGCCGAAGGCGGTCGCCTGCGCCGTCCGATGCCTGATTGTCGCGGACGACGAGGATCAGATATCGGCGCTTTCGGCGAGGATCCTCGACGACGGCAACATCTCGGCCGCCGACCAGCTCGCCTGGCGCGAGGCGGTCGAAAAGGCGCTCTCCGCGCACATTGCTGCCGGGACAATGCGGCGGGACGAGCGGACGGCAACGCAGATTGCCGGAGACGCTGTCCTGGGAAAGCCCGTAAGCCCCTCCTGATCAAGGATCATCTCAAGTCGCTCTACCGTCTCGCCACGAACCCGAAGATGCTCGGCTGGTCGCCGGAAATGTTCTGGAAGGCGACGGCGGCGGAACTCGCCACGAACCCGAAGATGCTCGGCTGGTCGCCGGAAATGTTCTGGAAGGCGACGGCGGCGGAATTCGAGATGACCGTGGAGGGGCTTTCCGGGAATGTCCGTGGCGGACCGTTTATTTCCCGCGAGGAGGTTAGGCGCGCTGCTGCCGAACACGGAATTCGGCCTTCCTTGAAGGCGAATCCGAAGGCAAGGACGATTGGGGGTGGGCAGTCGTGATCTGATGATGCTTGGTGGAAGAACCCAAAATACCTGCAATTCCTGCGGTCATTCGCGGAGAACACCGCAGTCTCCGGTGTCCGGACAAAGTAGACAAACGTGGAAGTTCGGGAAACCGAGCGCTGACCTTGCCATGCCTGCGATGCGCTCCTCAGGTTATCCCCTGGACACAACCCCCAAGGCGTCTGAGTGAGCCGACTTTTCAGCGATATAATTGGAAATCAGTGCGCGGTTGTCAGCAGTGATGCTGCTCCACCGAGCATCCCATACCTTGTAAGCGTGCCATGAGTAACCTAGCGTCAGGCTCTTGCTCATGTGTTCCATAGAAAATCTTACTGCTTTAAGAAACGTTGTTTCGACAGCGGTTTTTCTAACATCGATCAGACTCCCGAGGTATGTCAGCCAGGAGGCTAGCTGAACGTACTGAGGCCAAGCTCCAGATCGCCCGGTTAAAGCCATCTTTTTTGCGATCACATCTTCGAAGGTCCGCACGACAACTACTTCATCAAGACTAGCTCCTACTGCGCCGATAGCTGATACAATTTCGTAAAAAGAACTTTCGACTTCCAAGTATGTCTCTGTGAATGTATGATTTTCGTACAGTACCTTTTTTATATTTTCGACTGAGCCTTCGATGCATTTTTCAGCGCTGGCGAAATTGTAATTCAATTTTGCGAAAAAATGTTCCACTTCTGTGTCGGCTATTACTCTTATTCCGTAACAATTAGAATAGTAATCTGAAATTCTCTGATCTACAGGCCTGCGCGAAACCAAGAATATACTATTGCTGACAACGTGATTTCTAACAAATCCACGGTAATCGCTAAGTATAGACTTGAGGTTAGTATCTCCTAGTGAATAACCTATTATGACTACGGTGTTCTCATGAAGAACCGTGCTCAACTTCCTTGAGAAGTACGATTCTGAATTCATGAAACTAAAATAATCATCGGCAGTCACCACCATCCGACCGGGGACATCTATTGATCCGTGAACATGATACACTTTGACGCGGCTCGTTGATCGCGGGATCGGTCGCCCCGGAGACAGAGACTGGCAATCGGTTCCGGCCAAATGTTCCGCCAGCTTATCGTAATTTGTGGTAACAACCCGAAAGCTGCGCTCCCGAAAAAACTTCTCGGTTTCAGGGTAACTTCCCGACAAAGTCACGCCTGAAATGAGTGATGCGATCTCCTCATGAACATTCCTACCGGTTTTTAAAAACTCTATCGAGATGACCTGCGCAGCTTCGTCGAGTTGGAGAGCGTTTATACCACCTGAGGGGAATAGCGCCTCCTTGAAATCTTCGCTTCCGATTTTCGTGTCGCAAATCGCTTCTAGGAGTTCCTGCCACCCCGGCGCAGCGTTCCCGCTCAATGCTTTAGAAAAGCCAGTCCCGGTAAAGAGACACAGGCGCTTCGCGGCGGCGGCATACGCAATCTCAAAATACTCGCTCATTAACATCCCATTATTGTCCGCCCCGTCGCGTCCTTCTAGCGGCGGACCAGTTACGGTTGTGTATCGCTTTTTTCCCGACTCGGGAAGCCATGTCCGCTAAGTCTCACGGAGCTCGAGCAACGAACTAGTTTGCTTGTTTGGGATGTTACCGCTTGTCCACTGTGGCGCTTACGGCCTTCCTCACTGTTGCTCAGAAACCCGCTCACCACCAAGGCTGACGTCTAGGCGGGTACCACGAGACAGGTGTTCACCACTTGAACGTTTCGTTTGTTCCGTCCTCATAGAGGACAGCGAAAACGCAGACGTGCGTTTGGACGTCCTGCTTTCTCAGCTCGGTAAGGCGGTCGAAATGAGCCGGAGCCGACTTCATCAACCGGGTGTAGTTCCCGCTGGCAGGAATGTGAACGTCGCGCTCGACAGATAGTGCACCTATGTCTCCGTCAAGCGCGTCGCGGAAATAAACGAGCGCTTTATAATCCAGATAGGTTTAGAGCCGAGGACTTGAGGTCCATACTTCAACGTGCAAAAGCTCTTGATTGCATCCCGCCGAAGCCTCCCCGGCAAGCGCAACAATCATAGACACTAACAAACACCTGAGCATGCGCTCCTCCGTATTGCGGCGGAGCGTAGCTCTTTTTCTATTTTCCGCAACGAGGTACCGATGAGCCGTCCCGACATTCCCGTCACGATCTCCGGTGATCCGAAGGGCTTCGAGTCCGCGCT